GATAGGGTAAGCGGCGGGGGGATGGCGGGGGGTGGAAAATATGAACGCGCGTTATATATGGTGAATGCTCGTTCAGAGTTTTGCTGGTGTAGATGGTGACTCCGGTGCTGGTCGGTGCTGGGGTAGTGTGTGGCGTTGCCGAAGCGGAGCGGTCCGGACGAGGGGTTAGCGTTGCCCCGGTTGTGCGGTCTGCCTGGCCGAAGCGGTCTGTGAAGCGAGGGCCGATTGCCTGCCGTGGCTGGTCGGCGCCGGTAGCGGACGGCGGCGGCCTGCGTTTGGGACGGCGGCTGGAACCCGGGGCCGAAGGTCTGGGTTTCGCCGGAGGACCGGGCGGCCCTTGTTGGGCTGCGAGGCAGGCGGGCTGGTCCGGGCCGCTCCGCGGAGGCGCTTGAAGGAACCCGAACCGCCAACGAAGGGAAGGACTGCATGGGAACGCCTGGACGAGGGCTGAGGACGATCGACCGCGACAAGCGGGAGGAGAGGATGGGGGCTGTGCCGACGCGGACGTACAAGATGAGCGCGACGGCGGAGCGGTTCCACAACTCGACGGCGAAGAACAAGGGGGCGATGGGTCCCGTGGGCAACGGCAAGACGGTGTTCGTGATGCACGACCTGCTGTTCCGGAGCGAGGGGCAGGTGCCGGACCCGAGGGACAACGTGAGGCGGTCGCGGTGGTTCGTGATCCGGAACACGTACCAGCAATTGATGAACTCGACGGTGAAGTCGTGGCTGGAGTGGTTCCCGGACACGGTGATGAAGTATTCGCCGCATCCGGTGGGGCTGCTGCGGCGGCCGAGCATGAGGAACGACGGGACGACGGTTGAGATCGAGCTGATGTTCTTCGCGCTGGACAAGCCGGAGCAGGAGCGGGATCTGCTGGGCGTGGAGGCGACCGGGGCGTGGATCAACGAGGCGAGGGAGATCAGCGAGGACCACATGGCGGCGGTGCAGAGCCGCATCGGGCGTTATCCGGCGACGAGGGACGACTACAAGCCGCTGTCGCTGGGGATGCTGATGGACACGAACCCGCCGGACGACCAGAGCTGGTGGTACCGTCTGGCGGAGGTGGAGAAGCCGGTGGGGTGGGAGTTCTTCAAGTGTCCCCCGGCGCTGCTGCGGATCGAGGACAAGAAGACGGGGAAGGTGCGGTACGAGCCGAACAGGGGGCAGGACCCGGCTATACCTGCGGCGGAGAACATCGAGCATCTGTCGGAGGGGTTCAACTACTACCTGAAGCAGGTTGCGGTGTGGCCGGACGCGAAGGTGAGGGTGATGGTCTGCGGTGAGTACGGGACGATCCTGACGGGTGTTCCGGTGTATCCGCAGTGGAACGACGAGGCGAACCTGATGGAGAAGGAGCTGGAGCCGATGTGGGGGCTGCCGATATTCGTCGGGACGGACGGAGGGTTCACGCCGAGCGCGGTGGCTGGGCAGGTGCTGCCGAACGGGCAGATCGCTGTGTACGACGAGCTGGTGGCGGAGAACATCAGCTGCGGGGAGTTCGCGGAGCGGTTCCTGAGGCCGTGGCTGATCAATTCGTTCCGGCTGGCGGAGGGGCAGCGGCTGATGTGCTTCCACGACCCGAGCGGTCTGGGGGCGGGGAAGACGAGCGACGGGGTGACGGAGATCGTGGCGATGCAGCAGAAGGGGATCCCGGTGATGCCGTGTCCGGTGCAGGAGAATGCGGTGGGGCTGCGACTGGAGTGCGTGAGGGAGGCGATGCGTCGGAGGGTGGACGGAGGGAAGGGGGGACTGGTGGTGAGCCGGAAGTGCAAGACGCTGCTGGCGGGGCTGCGGGGTAGGTACCAGTATCGGCGGCTCAACACGTCGAGCGCGGAGAAGCGGTATGCGGACTCGCCGGACAAGGGGCCGCTGAGCCATGTGCAGGATGCGCTTCAGTACATGGTCTACGGGGCGCTGCACCCGGACGGTTCGCCGCAGGGGCGGGATCCGTTCTCGACGAAGCCGCCGGACGCGAGGCTGTGGCTGCCGCAGTCGGCGAGGGGTGAGACGGGGACGCAGCAGGCGCTGGCGACGGGGCTCGACCTGGCCGGGTACTTCTAGTCCGGTGCAGTTCGGTGCTATGGAGAATAGGGTGGCGTCATGAGCGAACAAGCGATCCAGAGCGGACTCGACGCCTTCAGCATAGCGATGGGGGCGAACCCGTCGCTTGGCTCGACGGAGCTTCACGTCGGCGGCGTTCCGGGAGGGGCGCAGCTGACGCCCGGCCTTGCGATGCCGGTGATCGACCGGGATGGTCTGGATGGCTCGGAGAAGGACGTTGAGAAGTCCGGCGAGGTCGTGCAGAGCGAGCCTCTGTGCGAACTGGCGAGGCATGTGAAGCGGGTCTTCGAGATCGCGAGGGTTGAGCGCGACAAGGCGCACGGCGTCACCGAGCGGCTGAACGAAGAGAAGCGGATGTTCAAGGGCGAGTACTCCGACATGGAGACGGACATCATCCGCAGCACGGGAGCCATCGGTGCGGACGGGCGTCCGGCGTTCTTCCAGCATCCGGCGGCGACGGTTCGCGGTCTTCGGTCGATGGCCGGGGACGTGTGGATGAACGGCGGTGACCTGCCGTTCACGCTGGACCCGACGCCGGACCCGGACATGCCGGAGGAGGTGACGGAGGTAGCGGTGCAGGAGGCGATGCTCGTCATCATCCAGCGCGAGGCGGCGATCAAGAAGCTGGCGCAGACCGCGGCGGAGGCCGCAGCGGCGGCGGGGCAGAATCCGAACGATGCGTATGCGGCGGTGATGGCGGACCCGGACGCGCAGCCTCTGACGCCGCAGCAGATGGCGGTGCTGATGCCGCACAAGGTCGAGGAGGTCAAGAACCGCGTCAAGGAGGAGGCGCAGCAGCGGTGCGAGCTGATGTTCCGCAAGATCTCCGACCAGCTGACCGAGGGCGACTACGAGAAGGCGAAGGGGAAGTTCCTGGACTATCTGTGCCTGCACGGGACGGCGATCATGCGCGGTCCGGTGCCGAGGGTGAAGCGGCGTCAGGTGCGGAGGAAGACGAAGGACGGTGTGTGGACCATCAGGACGGAGGAGAAGACGGTCCTCTCGTTCGAGGCGATCAATCCGTTCGACTGCTATCCGGCACCGGACTCGAGGGAGATCGGGGACTCGCCGCTGGTCATCAAGGTGAAGTTCTCGCCGAGCGACCTGCGTCTGTTCAGCAAGGCGAAGGGGAAGCTGTACAAGGGATGGAACGCGGACGCGGTGAACCGCATCCTTGCGGCGAACCCGCAGGGCGGCGTGGAGGCGACCCCGACGGCGAGCGACGCCGGGACGAGGGAGCACGAGGAGCTTTCGGACCGTCCGGCGCAGGCTACGCCGGAGAGCGGCAAGACGACCATCGACGCGCTTGAGTACTTCGGGGAGGCGAGGGGCAGCGAGCTGGTCGGCATCGGTCTGCGTCGCGATACGAACGGCAGGGAGATCGACCCGGAGGAGTACTACGACGTGAACTGCATCGTGGTGCAGGACGTGGTGGTGTACTGCCGGATCATCGAGCCGGAGATCGGCTGGCCTCTGAGCAAGGCGGTGTGCTTCCGCGACCCGGACTCGTGGTGGGGCGAGGGGCCGATCTGGAAGGCTAAGGACGCGTATAAGGTTCTGAACAGCTGCGGCCGCAACCTCATCGTGAACATGAGCGAGGCGGCCGGTGCGATGATGGTGGTGAACACGAACCGCCTCGCCGCCGGGACGGACCTGAAGATCAGGCCGCACAAGGTATGGCCGATCGTGGACCCGCCGATGGGGGTGGCGTCGCAGCCAGGCGCTCCGGTGCAGATGCTCCAGGTCAACAGCAACTCGGGCGACCTGCTGAACATCTACAAGTTCTTCAAGACGGAGGTCGGCGACCTTGCCGGTGTTCCGTCCTACGCGTTCGGCTCCAATACGGGAAGCGCGTCCGCGATGCGGACCGCCTCGACGCTCTCGATGCTCTCGGAGGGAACGACGCGCGGCATCAAGGACATGCTCTTCAGCGTGGACCGCGAGGAGATGCGGCCCATCGTGATGAGGCTCTACGCCTGGAACATGCTCTACGACAAGGACGAGAGCATCAAGGGCGACATGACCTGCAACCCGGGCGGGCTGATGGGGCTCGTGCTGGTGGAGCAGGAGTACAACCGGATGGTGCAGTTCCTGAACCTCGCGAACAACGGCACGGATTTGCAGATCGTGACGGTGCAGGGGCGCGCGATGATCTACCGCAAGATCGCGCAGATGCTGAAGATCAACCCGGACCGGGTGGTCGCGACGTACGAGCAGCTTCAGGAGAAGCAGCGGCTTGCGGACGTCCAGCAGAAGCTCCAGATCGCTCAGCAGCAGGCGGCCCTTGCCAACACGCAGGCCGGAATCGGCGGCGGCGACAACGGCGAGGTTCCGACCGATGGCCCGTCCACCACCGGAGCGGAGGGCCCGGTGCAGGGCGAGGCTCCGCGGCAGGGCGCGGCGGGCGGCGGCAATCCCGGCGGCTCGCAGCCATCGCAGGCCACGGCCGAGTCGGCGCTGTCCGGCGGACCGGGCGGAGGGCTCACTCCGTCGGCGCGCGGGACGATCCGGTCGACCATCACGAATCCGCAGGCGCGGGCCGCGGCCGGGGCCAGGTCGGCGGCCACGAGGGGAGGGGGCGCGGAATGACCATCGACTTCAACAATCTTTCCGTGAAGGAGGCGCGCGTTCTCGCGACCTCCTCGGTTCAGGAGACGCTGCTCGGCATGATCGAGCCGCGCATCGACTCCATCCAGAAGCATCTTTCCGACATGGGCAGCGACCGCGAGGAACACCTCGCCGTCGGAGCCCTGTCGGCTCTCGCCGCGCTACGCGACGCTCTCAGGACCGCTCCCTCCGTAGTCGAGGCCGACGCCAAGGCCGCCGACGCGAAAGGGACATCGGCATTGGAGGGCTTCGTGTAGGCGAGGCAAAGTGGACTTCCGGAACTTCGCCGCGAGGCGCTCCGGCAGACCGATGGAACATCCGCCGAATTTGGCAAGGCGGCTCCAGCAAACACGCAAGGACAAACCAAACATGGACACCGAAACCACCAACCAGAACACCGCAACTCCCGCTACCGCGAACGCCCCCGCCGCGTTCGCCCCCACTCAGCTCGCCGACGCCTTCGCCGCAGCGACCTCTCCGATCGAGACGGACTCCGCGACGAACGAGCAGGGCCAGCAGGGGGCGACGGACGACAAGGCCGCAGCGGAAGCCGCAGCGCAGGCCCACGCCACCTCCGTCCACAACGGACGGCTCGGCGCGGCGATGCGCGAGAACAACTCCCTCAAGAAGAGCCTCTCGGAGAAGGACGAGGAGATCGCCCGGCTTCGCGAGCAGCTCGAGGCGTCGCGAAAGACGCTGCCTCCGAAGGAGCGCTACAAGGACGTGGAAGGCATCGACAACTTCGATGACGATACCGTCAAGCTTGTGGACGCGATCGCGGAGAAGCGCGAGGCCGCCATCCGGCAGCAGCTGGAAGAGCAGCGCAAGCGCAACGAGGAGCTGGAGAGGCGCTTCGCCATGAGCGGAGCGAAAAGCAGCGAGGACGAGGTGAAGGCCGCGGTCTGGCGCGAAGTGGAGGCCCGCACGCCGGGACTCCTCGCCCGCGTCTCCGGCGGCGGCGATCTGGTCGATGCGTGGACCGCGTTCACCCACAACGAGAAGGATCCGGCGACGGGCCTTCCGTGGGGAACCGCCTTGGGCGAGGCGCTCAAGCGCGGATACGCGCCCGGCATCACGAGGGTCTTCGAGCAGTTCGTGGAGAGGAACGGCCTCGCGCGTCAGCATGACGGCACCGGACTCGCTCCGACGCCACCGGCCTCCAAGGGCGCTGGCGGCGAAGGGGGTCTCCGGGATTCGAACGGCCGCAAGGTCTGGCCGAGCAAGCAGGCGATCTTCGACGAGATGGAGCGAGTCTCCGTCGCCGAGCGCCGCGGCTCCATCACCAGCGCCGAGCGGCACAAGCAACTGGAGGCGCTCGAGGACGACTTCCGGTCCGGTCGCTACGTCAAGTAGCGGCGCGGGCCGAGACCGTCGCGGGCGCAACCGCCAACCACCAAGAAAGAAGGCAAAGCAATGATTGCGCCTACCGCACGGGTGTACCACAAGATTCCGGATCAGTGGGAGCCCATCATCTATTCCAAGAAGATCGACGAGGTCGTCCACGACAACGTCGTCTTCAACCAGATCTTCAACCGCGACTACGAGGGCGAACTCAAGGGCGTCGGCTCGAAGCTGGTCATCCGTTCGTGGCCCGAGCTGAAGGCCAACGACTACGTCCTCGGCACGCCGATCAACCCGCAGAGGGTGGACGCGCGCTCCAAGGAGGTCGTCGTCGGTCGCGCCTGGGAGCTGTCCATCGTCCTCGACCAGTGGGACCTGATGTGGTCCGACATGAAGGCGTGGGAAGGCCAGCGCTCCAAGAAGATCGGCGTCGCCACCTCCGAGTTCCTCGAGGACAAGTGGTTCGGCGAGGCGTATGCCGCCGCCGCCAACACTCCGTTCACGAAGTGGAACACGGGCAACGACGCGGGCATCAACGGCGGCATCAAGCTCGGCACGGCCGCGCTTCCCGTCGTCCTGACCGCCACGAAGAGCCCGACCGGAACCGGCGAGAAGAACGTGCTCAAGCACATCTACGACATGGACATGGTCCACACCCGCCATCAGGGAGCCTCGTCCGCGACCCGCAAGTACATGATCACCTCCCCCGAGGTGCTCAAGGTGCTCCGCGAGTTCGACGCGTTCGAGCGCACCTCGTGCAACGAGACGCTGGACGTGCTCCTCCGCAAGGACGTGATGAGCTACGGCCGCAACGCGGCGACGGGCTTCGAGATGTACCTCTCGAACCGCCTCGGCGGCACGGCTGGCACGGGCGACTACGCCGGGAAGACGATCTACCCGATCTTCTTCGGCGACACCCGCGCCTGGACCTACGCCGACCTCGTCTCCGAGACCGGTATCAAGGACTCCCCGGACACTCCCGGAGTCTCCTATGAATACCACATCGGCGCGTACGACTGGTTCCTCGCGCAGCCCGAATACTTCGGCGTCTCGTACGTCGCGGTCTAACCAACAGCCAAGAAAGGAAAAACTGAAATGGCTACGTTCACCTACCTCCCCCCCGACCAGGCCCCCGTCACGCAGCAGGGCGTCTGCACCGAGTACCCCGCCGGCTACGGCGGCACGCCCGTCCACTGGGTCGGGCCGCTCTCGCAGATCGTCGCTGCCGCGTCCGGCGTGAAGGTCAAGGTTCCCGAGGGCTTCCAGCCCAAGCGCTACGTCGTGAAGACCGAGGCCCTCGCGCCCCACATCTTCACGAACGGCATGGAGGCTCCGACGGAGCTCGTCTCCGGCGACTCCGTGGTTCTGACCCTGAGCGGCGCGGGCGTCGCGGCCTCCGGCACGCTGGCCTACTCCGGCACCGATGGCACGCCGATGTTCGCCGGTGCGGTTGCGTCCGGCGCTGTTGTCGGCGATGACGCGACCTACGTCACCATCACCAGCTCCGGCTCCGCGTCGGGCGACGTGATGGTCGAGGCGCTGGTCTACTGCGACATCGTGGACCCGCATCCGCCCAAGATGTTCTAGCGAACGTCTCGTCCCCCTCGTGGCGGGGTGTTTCCCCTCCATCACCTCCCGCCCCGTCACGAGGGGGGCTTTCTTCTTCAAACCAAAAGAAACCCGAACCGCAAAGGAATCCTACATGGACTACGACCCCTCTTTCCCCTACCTGATGAGCAAGGAGACTCTTGCCTACTGCCCGAATAACGTCCACGCGTGGAAGCAGTACGGAGACAAGTTCGTCCCGATCACCCGCGAGCAGGCTCTGGACATCGACAGGCGCGGCAGGGCGGCTGGCGTCGACATCCTCCGCGCCGTGGTGGCGCGCGACAACGCCGACGCGCTGCGCCGTGCCGAGGCCGCCATCGGGGCGATGGTCTCAGACGCGCCCTCCCCGGCTCCTGTCGCCGCGGCCGAGGAGGCTCCCGCCGCCGTCGAGACGGAGCCGGACCGCCCGTGGAGCGCTAAGACCATCAAGGGCAACCCGCCCAAGAAGGACCTCATCGCGTTCCTCGAGGGCAAGGGCGTGGCGGACGCCGCCGAGCTGCCATACGACGAGCTGAAGGCCACCGCTGCGACCTATGACTGGGTCGCCGAACACGGGGCGCAGTAGGGAGATGGCGGAGTTCGGCGAGCAGAGGACGTACCGCTGGGCGGTCGAGAGAGCGCGCGAGCTGCTCTCGGACAGGAACCCGGAGCGGTACCGTTGGCTGGACGAGGAGCTTCTCCGTTTCGTGGCGCAGGGCATCGAGGCGCTTGCCTCGGTCCGCCCCGCGTCGCGGTATCTGGGGATGAGACTGGTCCGTCGGGTGTACCCAGACATTCCGCCTCGCGACAAGGTTCTTCCTCCGAATCCGACGCAAGCGCAGGTGGACGCATACGAAGCGGCCATCAACGACTTCGCCGACTCTCCGCTGCTCGTCGACCCGCAGTGGCACGACGCCCTCGTGGAGTTCGCCTGCTACAAGGCGTACACGATGGACCAGGCCGACGCCGGGAACCTGGCGATCGCGGAGAAGCACTACAAGAAATTCCTTGAGGACGCCGCCCGATGAGCAGTCTTCCACTCGACACCGACCTCGCCGCGAAGAAGCAGCCGAAGGAGCTGTCTGCGGCGAACGCGACCGGGACTCTCGCATCGCTTCTGGACGAGGTGGTGTGGCGGACTCCCGGATGCTCCGACCTCGAGAGGCGCAAGGCGCTGAGCGAGGCGGCGCGCGACTTCTGCGACCGGACGAACTGCTGGCAGGAACCGGTGCGATGGCCCGGACCTCCGCCGAGCTGCATGGGGCATTACCCCATCGCGATGCCGAGCGGGGCCGTCGCGCTCCGCATCCGAGAGAACGGCAACTGGATCACGGCGAGGCATACGATCCGGTGGCGCGGGTTCCCCGGCCTGCATCCGCTTCTGGACTGGCGGCGGTTCGACCCGTGGCCTCCGTTCCTGTGCGGCAGGGCTCCGACTCCAATCGTGGCGTTCGCCCCCGCTCCTGGCTCGGAGGAGATCGACGAGGACGTTCTGGCCCGCTGGGGCCACGCCTTCGTGGACGGAGCCTGCGCCAAGCTCCTCGCGATGCTGGACAAGCCGTGGGGAGACAAGGGGCGGCTGGTGTACCAGCAGCACGCCTCCGCCTACTCCGCCGCCGTTGCCGAGGCGAGAGCGGAGTCCGAGGGCTCGTACCAGCCGGGGACCGCTCCGGCATACGGACCGCTCAACACCGTTCCGGGGATCCCGTTCATCTAGAAGGATGCGCCGAGATGGGATGCCCGTGCAAGGACAAGGCGAAGAAGGCGGCGGCTGCCGAACTGGCGGTTGCTCCTGCTGCCGACGCGCGTCCTGCACAGTCCGTCCGGCTCGAGCTGACCGTGCGCGGGGAAGGGCATCCACTCGCGTGCGAGGACTGCCTCGCCAAGCACGTCGGCGTAGCCTACGTCCTCTCCGGCGAATGGCTCGAGGACGAGACGCGCAAGACGGAGCGCCTGCTCTGCATCGCGAACCTCCAATGCGCCGCCGAACACGCGGAGGCGCTCGGGAGGAAGAGCCTCGCGTCGCTGCTCGACGAGGCGCGCGTGCTGTTCGCAAGGGACGGCGAAGCAAGCAAGATCGTACTCGCCGTCGACGAACTGTGCGGCGCGGACGAGCGGGAGCGCCAGCGGCTCGTCGCCATCGGGCACATGGCGGCGGCGGAGCAGGCCATGAGACTTTGCGACGGCGATTCGTTCGCCGATCGCGTGCGTGACGTCCGGCTGGACTGGACGGCACGTCCGCCGAGGCCGCCAAGGCCATCTGCGCCGTGACGAGCTGGAAGTGGGCCCACCACGAGATCGAGGCGCATTCCTCCGCGAAGGTCTAGGCGCGCAGAGGATAACAGGCGCAAAGGAAGAGCGACATGAGAGACGAAGACACACCGAAAACGGAACAAGGGTCTGGCAGCCCTTCCAAGAAGGACAGGCCGCTCACGCCAGTCGAGCGTACGATAGGGATGATGCTCTGCGCCGCTCTTGCGCTCTTTCTTCTTTACCTCGGCTTCGCGACAACCGCAGGGTGCGCGTCCATCGACGCCGACGAGGCGTACACGATCTACACGAACATCTCGGTCCGCGTCAAGGGCTCCGGCGCGTCCGGCGAAAACGTGGGTGCGCCGTCATCGGGTGACGCGCCGGAGCCCTCTTCTTCCCCGTTCGTCGCCGACTGGCGGTACGGAGGGTTCAACGGTAACGGGGCGGTCGAAGACAAGAGCTGCCAGATCAAGTCCGTGTCCACATCCGGCAAGGGCGTCACGTTCAAGCTGTCCGGCTCGTGGTGGGGTGCTACGCACGAGAGCCCGACGATGCGCTGCTGCGCCTTCTACAAAGATGGTTCCGGCAGGTGGGTCGGCGGGTTCTGGGAGTGGGGAAGCCCCGACAGGACATACCGAGCATTCACCAACATCAACGACGAATACAAGGGCTGGGACGCGAAGGCGTTCTTCGCGGCCAAGAAGCACGGGTTCGTCATCTGCTCGAAGGACGGAAAGAAGCGCTCCAACTTCATCGAGGACTAGCATCTGGTGCAGTCCGGTGCGCCTATAGAATCTGGACTTGATGAACGCGGAACAGGCTAGAATAGCGAGTATCATCGCCAAGGCGGTCGCGAAGTACATTCGCGACGATCAAGCTGCGGACTATCCGCTTCCGGCTCCGGTGACGGTCATCGTCAAGAGCAGGCGCGTCGCGACGTTCGTCAAGGGTCCGTATACGACGAAGGACGGGTCGCTGTCCGTCACGCCGCTTGGTGATAACAAGGTCGAGCTGACGGCTCACGCATTCCCGCGCTCCGGGCTCTGGAACGGACCGGATGCGATTCCGAACGATACCCTGCGTTCGATGCTCGCCAGCCTCTACCACGATCTTATTTGGGTCCATTCCTCCGAACTGTGCGAGGCGTGGAAGTGCTATCAGGTCGACCTCCTTCGCTGGGGTGGCGACGTGCTCTACCTCGTCTGGGTCTGGGCCAGCAAGGACTCGTGGTGGGGCCGTCGCGAGGCGTGGCTTGCGTTCCAGACAACGAACTTCGCTGCCCCTGTCTACCATAAGATCAAGAAGGCGGTGGCGAAGGCGACGTGCATCGCCGTCCTGCTCGGGCTTTGCGCCGGATGCTCCGGCTGCTTCTCCGTGCCGGACGGCGAGGTGGAGAGTGTTAATGGCGCGGAGGTGGTGGAGCAGGTGATGAAGGACTACGGAGACGGCCTCGGGCCGGGACCGGACGAAAAGGAGGCCCGCTGATGGCCGTGACACCGCAGAACGAGACGCGGGCGAGGATCTCGATCCGCGAGATCGAGGAGAGCGAACTCGACTCCGAATCAAAGAACGATCTGGTCGAGATGATCGACGAGGCGAAGATCTCGACGAACGGTCTCACGCCGGAGGAGAAGCTCCAAGCCGTGTCCGAGAACCAGTTCAGGATGGTTCGATGCCTCGCTCGGAGCATTGTATCGGCGGCGAAGCCGAAGGTCCGTACATGGAAGGACGTGATCGTTGAGTGCAAGGCCTGGCTCTTTCCGAGCCTCTGCATCGGTCTCGCGATCATCGCCTCGGCATTTGTATTGAAACCGGAGCTGGCGCAGATCGCCGCGTCTGTCCACGCGAATCGGTTGGCGACGCAGACGGCGGCTCCGTTCGGAGATCCACTGAAATGACGACAATCACCCTATCGCTCGACAAGGACACCAAGAGGTTCGAGCTGGACGACGGTCCGACGCACGTCCATGCAGGAGAGACGGTCGAGCTTGTGCTGAAGGGCCTCGGCATCACGGCGGAGACCGCGAACGGCACGAATATCCCGGAGGGGGAGACGGTCGACCCGCCGGACTCAGATCTTGCCTCCGCCTATCCGTATCTCCGCATCCGTCTGCTTCATCCGGTCTTCGGCGACCTCGCGATGTACCCGTGGCCGGAGAGTCCGGCGCAATGGGAGGACACCACCGATGGCGGACTCAAGTGCCAGATTGACCTCGACACGGAGCAGCTCTTCCGTGTTGTGCGCTCGAACCACGGAGACGAACTCTCGCTTTTCGTGGAGACGCCGTGGCCCGAGTCCGTGCCGACGGTGTACGGAACCTACGGGCTCCCGGTGCAGGACTGGCCCGAGGCGACCGGGGAGATTCGCGTGTTCCCGGCGACGGGACGGTACGCCAACGCGCTTGCCGGAATCCTGTCGCTGAACGCGCTTGAAAGGGGCGCGTCGCTCAACGACACGATGGACCATGTCAACGCCATTCTCGCTGCGCTGAAGAAGCTGGCGAAGCGCGATGGCAGCAATAGCGAGCCCGAAGAATAGGAGGCCGAAGAATGAGCGATAGCGTCACCACATACGGAAGCGGAACTCTAGGTGAACTTCCCGGGAATGTACGCATTTACACGGCAGAGGAAACGGACTCCGTAGTTGAGACCGCCGTTTCGGCTTCGGTCGATGGACTCAGCGGAGAAATCACGTCAAGGCTGGACGAGTTGAGCGGAACAATCGCAGACATGTCAGGGTCTGCTGTTGCCGAAGATACACTGAACCAGTTGATCAAGATCGGCGAAGACCCATCCTGCGGAAGCAGGAACGCGCTCCTTCTTGCGAGCGGTGGACCGGAGTGCGGATTCGGATACGAAACGCCTTCCGTCATCAAGGCTAGGATATATGACGATGATAATAACGTCATATGGGACACAGTTCTGACGGATAGCATGTTCGAAGTCAACGGAACGTCTGGTCGTTCCGGCATTCTTTCAGCGATGAGCGGGATTGCAGACGTTCAATATGCAATCAGCGATGCGTACGGCAGCTACGGCGGTGCAACGATATTGTCTGGAATTCGCAATGCGACGCTCGCAGGACTTCTAGCGACGAATATCGGTATTAGCGGCCGAGGCGATACCGACGCAACAGACTCGACAACGGTTGGGGGCGCTCTCAAGCGAATTCTTGATTATTTTGTAGGAGACGAACAGCATGCCGAAACAGCATGGGATTCTCTTTCAAAACTTGCCCAGGGGCTTTATGTGCCACATTCTGTCACGGCCGATGAGGTGACAGACATCATCAGCGGTTATCTTGAAGATAATCTTTGTCGACTTGTAAGCGGCTGCCTCTCCGGCTACACGGCGAGTCTCGATGCGCTTACGAACGCCGTGTCTGGCCTAAACGACCAAGTCGGAGTCCTACAGAGCGGCATCGAGAACATGGTCTCCGGTCTTGCCGACACCATCGTCCAGTCGCTCACCACGGCGGAGGAGGAGGCTGATTCTCCGGAGGAGCAGCAGCGGGTCGCCGCGGCGAAGGCGGCGTTCGCAGACCCCGTGAAGCGGGACGAGACGATCGATGCCGCGAAGAAGAGCGTCGGCAACAGCATCAATGAAGACATCACGCCTGCTGTCGACAACGTTGCCGATAAGCTCGATGCGCCGAACACCGACGAGGATGTCGCCGGTGCCGCGTCCAATGTGGACGATGGAGGCCCGACCGCCGTGGAGGCGCAGGACACGTCCGACAACATCACGAAGCCGAACGGAGTGTCCGACGGGCTCGACCAACTCGCGACAGAACTGATTGGAGAGATCTGATGATGACGCCACCGCCCCCGTTTCCGTTTCATCCAGGCTTCGCGCCGATGCCGCCTCGCCCGTGCCCTCCGCCTCCTCCGCGCCACCCCGACCTCTGGGGAGACGCGGACGGCTACACGCGGAAGGAGATCGACGAGGAGGACGCGAGGACTCTTGCAGAGGCGAAGAAGTACACTGACGAGAAGATCGCGGAGCTTCGCGAGGAACTTGGGCTTACATAGCATGCCGAGAACGCCACTACAGCCGCACTACAAGAACGCGAGGGCGGGAAAGCAGATTCTCCTGCCCCCGCCCCCTCCGCGCATCTATCCGCTTCCGATTCCGGTGCGGTGCCCGAGCGCGCCTCCTGTCGCCGTCGCCCGCCAGCCGCTTACGGCGAAGACGGGAATGACGCGCACCGAGCTGACGGAGCGCTTCGCGCAGATGCGCGCGGAGATGGCGGAGAGGTTCGCGGGGCTGCGGCGCATCACGGACCCGCTCCCGACCACCATCTACAAGATCCGCGACCGGCAGGACAAGGTTGTGGACAACATCAACCAGCTTGCACAGAACCAATAGCAAGGAGAAAAGAAAATGGCTACCACTACGACCACAGCGGGCATGGCCCTTGGCAACATCCCCCTCAGCACCCTGATGGTGGACAAGGATGCCGTCGTCGACATCGTGTCCGGCGAGGCGGAGGAGATTCTGTCCGGCGTCCAGGAGATCGTGGACACCGCCGTCAGCACGGCGTGGAAGGCGGGCGGCAGCGCGGCTCCGGCCGACCTCACCTCGTCCCTGCTCGTCAAGGCGAACGAGGGCAAGGTGTACAACATGTCGGCGTCCGGCACCACCGACTCCAACTTCATGGAGGGGGCTGGCAAGCCGTACACCGCCGGAACGGACATCGCCGTCATCAACACCGGAACCGCCGCCTCGCCCGTCTACAAGTTCAACGTGCTTGCTACGCAGGATTCCTCCGTGGTGAAGTCCGTGAACGGAATCACTCCGACGAACGGCGCGGTGACGATCCCGAACGCGGGCGCGTCCACGAACGGCCTCATGACGAGCGGTGACTACACGAAGCTGTCCGGCATCGCCTCCGGCGCGGAGGCCAACCAGAACGCCTTCGCGAAGATTGCCGTTTCCGGCGTGGCAGGAACCGGCGACGCGGCGTCCAAGACGGACACCCTCACCCTCGTCCCCGGCGACAACGTGACGATGAGCCGGAGCGGGAAGTCGGTGACGATCAATGCGACCGTTCCGTCGGGCGTCGTGACTGGAGTCGCCACTGACAGCGGAACGGCCTCGGCAGATTCAAGCGGACACGTCGATATCCACGGAAACAACGGCGTTTCCGTTGTCGTGTCTGGAAGCAGCGTTATCTTTGTCGATGGCTCTTCGATTTCCGGCGTCGCATCCGGTGCGGCATCCGGTGTGACTGCGCTCTCCGGCGTCGTGTCCGGCCTAAAGAACTTCTCCAAGGTCACGGTCGTGAATTCCGGCGGGACCGCCGTGACGAACGGAACTCTGACGCCCGCATCAAACGCGGACGATACGCTCAAACTTCAAGCCGGAAGCAACGTGACCCTTTCCGTCACGTCCGGCACAAAGACGGTCAAGATCGACGCGTCCGTCCCCGTGAAGGACGGAAAAATCAGCGGAGGCTCGTCCCTGCTGTCCGGCACGACCATCGTGATTCCGCAGGCTGGTAGCGGAGCGGGCCGCCTAGGCGTTGTCGCGCTGGATGACTATCCTGAAGAAAATAATACTATCGCTTCTGGAATCGCCGTTGCCGCAACTCCAGCCGCCGTTGCCACTCGCGTTAGCAAGTCGGTTCTTGATACGAACGTGACCAAGGTTTCCGCCGACACGCAGACGCCGGCTTCGTATGACACCGGGGATACTCTCCCAAACACGATCTACGGCCTCATTCGCGCGATCAAGATCACGAACGACACGGCAAACTAACCACACACAACCACGCACACAATGGCCCAGAAGAAACCAACTCAGCCCGAAACCGCCGCCTCGCCCCGTCCGCAGGAGCAGGAGGCTCCCGCCGTCCCGCCCGCTGCTCCCGCCACCGGACCCGTCCACGTCGCGTGGTGCATCGACGTGCAGGGGCAGGGCGCGGCGCAGTTCTGCGACCAGCTCTATGTCTCCGTCAAGTCCGTCCGGGACACGAAGCGGCCCGAGGACGAGGTGGTGGCACACGTCTGCTACGCGCACGTCTCGGTCGAACTCATGGAGCGGCTGCACGCGCTGGACGCGGACGGATTCAAGGTCGTGACGCGGCACATCACGGACCAGGATCTCGCGTACTGGCAGCAGTTCACAAAGCACGACCCTCGCTCCGCGGCCCGTCCGTGGGGCGGCATCGTGTTCGCGCGCATCTGGCTGCCTCTGCTCCTGCCGAACGTGGACCGGTGCGTCTATCTCGACGCCGACACGATGTGCCGCGCGCCGATTGCCGAACTTGCCGCGACGAACCTCGACGGCAAGTGGCTCGGCATGAACCTCGGCTCCGTGCCGGAGTACGGGTACAACAGCGGCGTGATGGTGATGGACCTCAAGGCAATGCGCGAGGACAATACACTCTACCAGCGCCTGGGGGAGTTCATGGCGCAATACACGCGCTCGTTCCACTGCCCGGACCAGACCACGATCAATAGGTTCTTCGCCGACAGGATCGCGGACATTCCGCGCGAGTGGAACTACCCGCCGACACCGGGGGCTGCCGACCCGGAGATGATGAAGGCGAGGCTCTGGCACTTCTACAACGGCCATCAGAAGCCGTACCGGATCGCAGCGGACGACTTCGGGCGCGCGCTCGTTCTCTGGAACAATCTGCTTGCGGAGGAGAAGTGATGGACGGATACGACTTCAAAGAGGCGGGCGCCGTGCGGCTGGACGCCATCGTGCTGACGCGCGAGGGCGACAAGCGGTTCGGCGAGTGCAGAATCCAGAAGGACGAACTTCGCTGCCGCAACTCGCACGGCGAGGAGTTCTGGGTGAGCACGGGGTGCGTGCTCGTCGTCCCGCATTTCGCCATCGCGGTCAGGGTGAAGGAGGGCAAGTAAATGCCTAGCGCACTTGGCAACATTCCTCTTGACGAGCGCGTCCTGACCGAGGCGGATGTCCTCCACTACGACAGTCAGGTGGAGTACTTGGAGAGTGACGGAACACCATACATCAATACTGGCTACCTCCTTACGGACAACACTGAAATAGAGGTCAGAGCCGCTCTTACGCAGTCAGTCCAGAACGCTCCGGCGTTCTTCGGGTCTAGAGTTGACCGCAACGGCACAAACGGCGTTGTGTCGTGGTGGGACTCCGACGAGTTCTGGTGCTACGCTCCGGGAAATGGAAATTCTTCTGAAACCAAGGTCTCGATGAGTTTCCCTGTCGGTACACAGTTTATTTTCAAGTACGCTGGCGACGGCATCTATGTCAATGGTATAAAGAAGACAACATACAGGACTAAGACTCCGTTGACCAACCAACTACCTCTATGGATTTTTGCAATTAACAACGGGGGAGTACATTACAACCCAAGAGTACCATGCCGTATCTATAATTTTAGAATCTACGAGTCCGGCGTCCTCGTCCGTGACTTCATACCTGTCCGCAAGAACGGCGTGGGCTACCTGTACGACAAGGTGTCAGGCCAACTCTTCGGCAACGCCGGGACAGGTGCATTCCAGTACGGCGAGGATGTTCAGGCTGATGTGTTGATACCACGATTGGCGAATGCCGTCGCGGTCAACACGGCGATAAGTACGATCAATTCCAATCTTAATGGCATCGACGAGTGGCTGGCTTCCGGATGGAAGGAAACGGCGCAATTGTCGGTCGGATCGATTGCGTCTGGATGGTCGTTCTCTCCGGACGGCAGCACCTGGAACAACAAGGTGCGGTTTTTCCACTGGGGACAGCTTGGATACATCATGGGGGCCTTGCGAAAATCGTCCGCGCTCGCCGCAAACACAAATTCAACTAGTGTAGGAATAATCACATGGCCATCCGGATACACGTTGATTGGTGCTGGAGGTGGTCTTGGTGATCAGCGCATGAACATTGTGATTAATGGTGGCGGTAGCATCACCATGCTAAATATTTCGGCTGTTTCCGCCAATGACGCACTAACGATTCGAGCTTTTGTTCCTCTTGGGACCATCGGCGGCAGCTGGACTAGAACCGAGGTTGAGACAATCTAGGAGCCAGAAATGAGATACGGAAAGTTTATCGACGGGAACACGACAGACGCTACGGACGTTATTGCGACCTCGGACGGAGTTGAGTTCACTGACTCCGTTCTCCGCGAGGCTGGGTTCTATCCGATTGTTGAGGTGGATGAAATCGACGCTCCTAGCCGTGAGTTCCGCTACACTCTGGTCGACGATGAGCACGGCGGGCACATCGAGCAGCGCACGGTCATTCCGCCGCCGCCGCCACGCGTGTTCTCCAAGCTCAAGCTCAAGGGTGCCATCGCCACGGCGGGTCTGCTCCCCGCGTTCAAGGAACTGCTCGCTGGAATGGAGGTCGCGCCTGGCTACACGGCGCAGGAGGCGTTCGACGATGCCGTGAATCTCTCCGAGGCGCATCCGCGCTTCGTAGAGGCGGTGGACATCGCCAAGCAGGTCCTCGCGGTCACCGACGAGCAGGTGGAGGAGATCCTCGCCGCGAGCGTAGCGGAGGGTTCTACATGAGACGGTTTACGGGGCCGCGTCGTCGTCCGCGTTCGGAGAAGGGCGCGTCGGCAACGACGAAGAAAGGTACGCGGTAAGTCGGGTTCGGCGGCGCGGCCCCCTTTCTTCCCCGCCACGGAGTAGTGGACAGGGGCAGACGAAGAAACAAGCAACAAGACAAAGGCAACAAAGATGGATGGCCAGGACAAGATTCAGCCGATGAAGTTCGGCGGAAACGGGATGGGCTCGGAGCGCGGCGCGGGTGCGTCGTCTCGACAGACCACCGGTAACCGGGAGCGGCGCGAGAAGATGCGGATCTACCGCGAGAAGCACCGCGAGGCAAACTCCTAGACCCAGCAGCAGGAGAGACAAGCCATGCCGGAGTTCCCCCTTTCAAGACCAGACCTCAAAGGAACCGAAGAGCCGCGCGAGCACCGCGGCAGTTCTGGCATGGACTTCGAGGGGGCCCGGCATTGGCGTCTGGTGCAGGTCCAGTACTACGCGAACCTCCAGCCATCGCAGATCGTCCGTGAGATGGACGCACCGGACCGGGGGTGGGAGCCGGACCCTGCGAAGGGGGACGAGCATTCCCCGCGCGCGGAGAGGCAGGACGCAACGGCGGACGCGGACCGACAGAGGGAGAACACGGGCATCGTCACGGTGGACGAGCGGCGCTATGTCGTAGACCCCATCGTGGACGGCCACACCTTCACAGGCCTGTGGACGGGCGGGCCCATCCAGCACATCGTGACGCAGGGCCGGAAGGTGTTGCGCCAGACGCTGACGAGGACGTGGTGCGCCGGACACGGGTACACCGTCGCGGAGGACGGGGCGTACATCGCCGAGTGGCCCGCCTCGTTCGACGAGACGACAGGGGAACCCGCTACGTGGACGGAGGAGACGCCGGAGGGGTATGGCGGCGTCCACGGGACGAGCGGGAACAAGGACAAGGAGCATTCCGACGCGCCTCCGGTGCGCGAGTACAGGGCGGCGAAGGACTGCCTCAAGGCGTGCCGTCCGTGGATGGAGGGGCGGCTCTCCCCGTACATGGTCTTCCGGACGGACATCCCGTCCTCCTACACGCGCGAGGTCTACTGGCGCGAGTTCACGCACGAGTCCATCACTCCGCTCGAGCGTCTCGGCAAGGACGTGGAGGCGCTCCGCGAGGTGGTCGCGTACCACTTCGGGGCCGAGGTCGCCGGGAACGTGCTTGACGCGCACACCCGCGTCGACCCGCAGACCAACACGGTCATCTTCGTCTGCTCGCTGCTCTACACGGAGCTTGCCGAGCCGGACACGCCGGACGAGCTGCTTAAGCTGCCGGTCATCGACGCGCCCTGCACGCGGGACACCCTGCGGCTCTTCGGGTGGAACCAGCTTCGCAACGGCGAGGGGTACAAGTACACCCATGTGTTCCGGTGGCCGAGGCTCAAGGACACGTCGACCACGCGCCGGACCATCGAGTTCATCAGGGACAACGCGGAGAATCTTGCCTCTTCGTTCCTCCCGAATCTGCTCAAGGCCCACGCGCACACTCCTGGAACGCCCGGATGGTGGGCGGACTACGAGGACGCCAAGGCGATCTCGCTCAATACGGACCAGCTCGACAATACGGGAAGGCTCGTCACCAGCCTCGAGGCTCCGACAGACAAGGCGGCGCAGCACTACCGCATCGCCCAGCAGAAGGTGGACGTGGAGCAGGACGGCTCGCTCGCGTTCACCATCGCCATCGCGAAGACGGAGTGGCACGGCTTCGACGACGGAAAGGACTACGAGAACGGCGGCCAGCGCCAGCTCGCCAGCGTGTCGGCACCGCAGGGGTACGGCATCACGGAGCATCGCGTCATTCCGTCCGTCCCGCGCGACAATGCCATCGCCACGATGAACGCCATCGAGGCGCGGAACGAGTACGAGCTCGTCACACAGAAGAGCCAG